CTCCGCAGCGAGCTGCGGTGCCAAAAAACGGCACTCGGCAGAGTGCCGATTGCAAGTTGCTTGCCGACTCGCAAGCAGCAGCAGCAACAGGGGGGCAATCTGCCAGTGGCGCAGGCCGGATGCCGGGCGCCGCCATGCCGCCAGTGGCGCAGGGCAGGGCAGACTGGTGACATGCCACGGCGTGGCTCACCGTACGACGTGCACTACGAGCGCCAACGCAGGCACGTACTCGGACTCCCGTGTTCACTGCGCCTCGCCTGTGACGGCGCACCAGCGAACAGTGCAGACCACGACCCGCCGCTGGCGCTGCACGATCACGTCAACGGTTCCGGCTGTTGCCGTGTCGTACCGGCCTGCCTGGACTGCCAGTACCGACAGGGCGTGCTGGTCGTACGGCTTCGACGTGCGCGCCGGCAAGGGACTGATAGTCGACTACCACCGGCATCGTCTCGAGTGTGGTGACGATGGCATCGGCTGAGTGGCCTGACCTCAGTGAGTTCGACCTCGCTGATGTGCAACCGTGGGATCGTCAGCATGGCGAGAAGTCGAAGGAGTATGAGGCGTTCCGTGTGTATCGGGACATGCCTCCACTGCAACGATCAGTGCCTGTTGTCGCTGAACGCATCGGTGTTGGTGAGCGGCGTGCTCGTCAACTGGCTCAACGGTGGCGGTGGCATGAGCGCGCTGATGCGTGGGACGACGCGCTCCATCACGTCGAGGATCAGGAACGGCTTGAGGCCATACGTGCGATGCACGCGGTCCATCGGCGCGCTGGTAGGGCAGCGGTGATGAAGGCAGTCCAGGCACTGTCGCTCCTGTCGCCCGACGAGATGAAGGCCAGTGACGTTGTGCGCATGATGGCGCTCGGTGCTCGTCTTGAGCGTGACACCCTGCTCGTGAGCGTCGAGGAGATGCAGGGCGTCGAGGAGTTCGCCGAGGACGAGGACGATCCGTGGGAGCGCATCGCCCGTGAGCTTGACCCGCACACCGCTGACGACGGCTGACCCGCGCTGGGGCACGAAGCGCAGGCTCGACAGTCCCACGCGCGGTCCGCTCGACGTTCAGGTGGCCCGCTTACTGGGCTGGGACTTTTTCCCTTGGCAACACATGGTGTGCCACGTCGCGGGCGAGTACGACCCACGTACCAAGGTGCCGGTCTACCGGACGGTGGGCGTGTCGGTGTCACGTCAGAACGGCAAGACGACGCTGGTGTGCACGCGCATCGCTCGTCAACTGATCGCTCCGCGTCAGACCGTTGCGTACACCGCGCAGGATCGTGGTCTGGCACGGACGAAGTGGCAAGAGCAAGTCGACTTGCTGATGTCGACGCCGTTCGCGGAGCGTGTCGATCACGTCGACCGCGTGAACCACCGCGAGATGCTGGTGATGCAGAACGGCTCGCGGTACATGCCGGTCACGCCGTCGTCGCGCAAGGCCGGTCGTTCGTTGTCGCTCGACCTTGCCGTCATCGACGAGGCCAACGCGCATCGCGACATGGGTGTCGTGTCGGCGATCCAACCGGCAATGGCAGCTCGTCCGCACGCGCAGATATGGCTGCTGTCGAACGCGGGTGATTCCAACTCCGCGATGTGGCGGCACTACACCGACGTTGGCCGTCTCGAGGTCGACAATCCGGCGAGCACGATGGCGTGGTTCGAGTGGTGCCCCGACGATCCCGACAACGTGGATCAGTTCGACCGTGCCGCATGGGTGGCCGCCAACCCGAGCATGGGGTTGCCGGGCGGTGTGTTGGAGCACGCGCTCGCGGATGGCGCGCTCACGATGGACCGTGCAACCTTCTTCCGTGAGCACCTCAACTGCTGGATGGACTCGGCGGTCCTTATCGGCATCGACGCCGTTACGTGGGCCGCTTGTCGTCGTGACGACCTCGTGCCGCAATCGCAGGTCATGTTCGGGCTGGACTTCACGCCCGAGCGTGACCGCGGTTGCCTGGCCGTTGCCGGATTGGCGGACGACGGCGCAGAGGTCGTCACGCCGGTCGAGGTCATCGAGTCAGGCAGTGACTTGGAGCACATCGTGGCGACTGCCGCGCGGGTGGCAAACCAGTGGAACGGATTCATCACGATCGACCGCGGATCACCTGCGGCTTCTGCCGTCCCGGCGCTTGAGCGACTGACGTGGGATGACTCGTCGCTGACGCACAAGGTCCGGCTGATTCCGTTCACCGAGCTGGTGCGCGCCTGCGGCGACTTCCACGACGCCGCGGTGCACGCTCGTGTCACCCATCGAGGTGACTACCGGCTGACCGACGCCGTGCTCGGAGCGACGAAGCGCAAGGTCGGCGAAGCGTGGGCGTTCGCGCGTAGGGGTGGCACCGACATCTCACCGCTGATGGCCGCGACGCTGGCGCGCTGGGCCGTCGTCACCGCGCCCGAGGAGCTGGAACCGACCGTTTGGTAATGCTGCGGCCACCCTTTGCCCGCTGGTGCCAGGGCGCAAGGACAAGGGCCGGCCTCGAGGTCGGATAGTCGACTATCGACTTGAGGGTTACGCTCTGCCGGAACGCACGTTCGCTACACGGGAGTGCCGTGGAATACGAACTGCCTTCCGGCATCGTCGTGCATGACCGCCGTCACTCACGGTCGGACTTCGATGACCCTCGCGGTTGGCCGTCGAACCCCAACGTCGACCCGCCGCCGCCGGATCAGCCCGGCGTCGGTCCGAACATGAGCGAAGGGTTCGGCAACGAGCACGTCATGTACCCGGCCGACATCGACCAGGCGTACACCGCGCCGGTCAGCGCGCCGCCCGTGATGCCGTGGTCCGGTTGGCCGGTCGAGTGGAGCACACCGAACTGGGGTGGCGCGCTCGGCTTCGCGGACATCATCACGCGCACGAGCGTCGTGTTCGGTTGCATCGACTTGAACAGCAGCATCCTGAGCACGATGCCGCCGTATCGGATGGCGGGCGACGCGGTGATCGGCCCGTTGCCGTGGATGAGCAACCCGCAGCCCGAGGTTTACAACGGGTGGTCGGAGTTCTTCAAGGAACTCGTGATGTCGTACATGTGCGGCGAGGCGTTCTTGTGGGCAACGTCGCGCTACGCCGATGGCAGCGTCCGCAACTTCGTCATGCTCGATCCCAACTGGGTCGACATCGAGATGATGGGCCAGATTCGCACCTACGAGCTGATGGGCGTCGACATCACTCCCGATGTCCTGCACCTGCGCTACGCGTCGTGGCCGGGATACCCGCATGGCTTCGGGCCGCTCGCTGCCCTGGCGACCAACATCTTCGGCATCCGAGCGATGGAGCAGTACCAGGCGAACCTCGCGATCCGCGGTGGTGTGCCGTGGGGTGTGTTGACCGCGCCGGGCAACTTGAAGAAGGAACAGGCCGAGAACCTCCGCACGCAGTTCGTCAACGCGCGCATGAGCGCGATGGGTGCACCGGCAACGCTGTCGGGCGGTGTGACGTTGCAGCCGTTCAACCTGTCGCCGCGGGACATGGCGCTCCTCGAGCTGCGGCAGTTCGATGAGGCGCGCGTTGCCGTGTTGTTGGGTGTGCCGCCGCTGCTGATGGCGCTACCCGACAACACGACGATGCCGTTCAAGAACGCGGAAGGCATCTACGACTTCCACTGGCGTGCGTTCCTGCGTCCGAAGGCCGCGACGATCATGGAGGCCATCTCGCAGTGGGCGCTGCCGAACACGCAGTCGGTCGAGTTGAACCGCGACGACTACGTGCGGCCGCCGTTCAACGAGCGCGTGGTCGGCTACCAGACGCTGTTCAACATCGTTGACCCGGTGACGGGCGCGCGGGCAATCACGGTCGAGGAGATTCGCCAGGCCGAGCGGTTCGCGGCGATCGACTACGAGGCACCGGCACCAGACCCGAGCGCACTGAACCCGCCACCGACGAGCCAGACACCCGAGGTGGAGCCTGGGCCGTCCAGCCCGGCCTCATCGGCCGCAACAAACGGAGCCACACCATGACGACCGATCCCGTCGACCCTCGCGAGGTACTGGCCGAGGTCAAGCCGATCGAGCACTCGCCGCAAGAGGTCGAGCTGGGTCAGCAGGTAGTGGACTATCTGAACGAACGCAACGCGCTGCACGAGGAGGCAGAGCATGAGTGACAAGCAGGTGTTCATGAGTGCGTATCCGGCGCAGGTTGAGCAGTCGGGACC